CATACTGGACGAAGCACATACAAGCACATACTGGACGAAGCACATACAAGCACATACTGGACGAAGCTAAATAATATTTATCTCGTTAGAGATAGGATATTTGTATCAAGAGCTATAGAACCAAAAATTGACCTCGATATGAAAACCAGTCTGAGCCTCTGACAATATGTCATACTTCTTTGAGTTCACGACAAACTACCCGCCCCCCTATTTCATATATGACAAAATGTCACTGCACAGTTTGCACAGTTTAATTATTTCGGATATGACAAAATGACATGGCACAATTATTTATATTATTTATCTTGTCTGTAACTTTATGTTCGTAGATTATCAGATTAAATTATACAGTCAGCTTTTAACTCATGATAGGATTATTTTTCCTTTTTAACAAAATATTATTTAGCTTACTGGCGTTGTTTTACTCTCTATTGAAGTGTATATCAACTAATATATGATCTGTCCACCAGACCGAACCTCCGACGAAATTCACCTATTGTGTATCATATCAACTGTAGATATTTCCGTGCATTTTATAAAGCCATCCACCGTGCCAATCTGCGAATTTGTAACTTTCAATATCATTTATATTACCACGAGCTCCTTTTGCTCGTCCATTGTATCCTGCTGGTTTCAGTATATCACCGTTACTATTATCTATAAAGACATATACACTTTCATGACCTCTACTATTCATATTGATTCTGGTAAACTTTCGTCCATTGCCAGTAATCCTATATGAGTATCCGTCTGGTTTAGTCATAGTGTTATTTAAATAATCGACAAAAGCTGTTAATTCTGTATTCATGTTATTTTCCTTTCTCATTTCGACTAAATATACAAAGGAATTTTGAGAAAGTCAAGCCTTTTTTTCAATTATTTTTACGTATGTTATGTGGTATATCCAAAATATTATTAAGCTTACCGGCAAAGTCTATCTCCCCAGCCATGCACCCCAATTCAGATCTCTCTGGTGGACGATTTGGGATATAGGCACTCTCTCACTTTACCAGATCTTACGAATAAAATACAACAAAGTCAAGCCTTTTCTTCAATTATTTTGTTCTCGACACCAATGTTGGTAGCAACTGGGTAGGTAATCCAAGGAAATCCACCAGAAAAATTGGCTAAGCCCCCTTGATCTTACGAAGAAATAATGAGAAAGTCAAGCCTTTTCTTTAAAAAAATGAATAAAGTAAAAAAATATTTTGTGTAAGTGGTGTATTATGTCAAGGCGGGTAGGTAATCCAGCCCGTTTTCTGTGTTATATTAAGGGAATAGTAGAATATTTTTCAGTGTAATAGTGAGACACAATGATATAGTGATACGGGGATTATGTTAAATTGGTCGGGGCGTGTCGAAATCTGACATAATGACATACGAGTTTGATTTTTTTGTATCTCTAATGATATTGATAGGGATAAAAGTGGGTAAGTGTGGGTAATAGTGGTATATTTGTGTTCTCGTCTTGCCATGTCTCACTCGCCGTGTTCTTGTGTATAGAGAATGGTAAATTATTTTTTGTGTGTTCTCATGTATAGAGACGCGGGTAATCCTCAAAGAAATATGGTAAATAGAGATTGTGTGATAGCCCCGACAAGGGCTCTTTTATATCACATTAAATTGAATTTATATCATAAGAGTATTTAGAAGAACCCTTTCTATTCATTATCAGTAATATAATATAAAGGCTTTAATCATTTCAAATATATCAGTTGGATTCATTTCTTATCTATCAGTTTCTCAACTATACCATATTTAAGTGTTATATATGCAAATAACAAAATAATTAAATGAGTTTTATATGGATTAGGTTCTATTGCAATTTCTAATGCAATGAATATAGATATGAACACCATTTGTATTGATTCCTTTATTTTCATACTCTCTCTCTCTTTAGTTATTTCGTTATAGCTCTTTAGTTATTTCGTTATAGCTCTTTAGTTATTTCGTTATAGCTCTTTAGTTATTTCGTTATAGAAATGTTACCAAAGTGTTACCATATATATATAACTTCTAAAAAATGATCACCCTTATTTCGTATTTTATTTGATGTTTCCTCGCCACACTATTTTGTCTGAATATCATCATTTAAAAGTATGAAATTTTCGGTGAGTCCTCATCATCTAATTTTTTCATTATACCATGGTCTGAGCTGTAAGGGAACCCAATGACTGGAATGTTACGTGGGTCTGAGCTGTAAGAGGCGACCTTGAAAATCTTTGATTTTTGAGGTCTCTCTCTATCACACAACCTCACGCGTATTCCTTAACGATAGTCGTTTTTACTGACGGAGTTAGTTTCATACGTATAATGATAGGCAATAAAAAAGGGAACTGGATTAGAGTTCCCTTTAACTTTTCTATATAATTTTATTGGATTGTTAATTGTCGGTCATATAATCCTCTACTATATAAAGATTTCATTTTACCATCTTCACCTACAATATCAAGATCAAAATGAAAAGTGGCTGTTACTGAATGAGCGTCTTGTTTTATATTTCGTAATTCAACGAGTCCACCTTTAATCTTTAATGCTCAGTTTTAGTTATTCCTTCATTCAAAAGTTCTTCCCGAATCATTTGTCTTAATTGTGTTTTTGCTATTTTCATAATAATGTTCTCCTAATTATATATAAATATACAGAAAAAAAAATACTTATTTTTTATAACAATCTATACATATAACTTTACCATCTCTGGTATACCAATCTACTTTATAACTATCTGCTTTATGCACAGTCTGATATACTTCTCGTTTACAGGTAGTACAGTATTTCTTCGGGATTTCTGGTATGTGTTCCATATTCTATATAAATATATTGGGCATAAAAAAACCCCATACATAAATGAGGTTTTTCTTAATTCTTTTTATACTATTCTAACTGCCGGTAAATAAATCCCATATCTGTTTAAGGGATAATCCTATAACACCAACACCTATTGTACTTCTCCACTTTGTAGTATTTTCTCTAAATGCAGTATTCTTTTTTGATTCTGCCCATAACCCTTCATGTGGATTAAATAGGTTCTCTTTAATAAATTTTATATCTGTGGCCATATCACTTCTATCTTTTTCAGCTTGGTCCATTCGTTCTAATATGACGTTTAAATCTTTTACATCTTTACCATTCATAATGTCTTCCATTAAGTTAAAGTTTTCCAAAATTTCTCTCTTCATCATATTTGTTATTTATTATTTGTTATTTCACACCTTCTAAAGTAGAGCGGGTATCCGTTGTTTTTGAGAAGATTTAAATCTCTATCTCCTGTTTCTCTAACTATGCTCCCCATTCTTCAGTTAGTGTGATATTTTTCATTTCATATATAAATATAATATATATTAATTATTCGTCATTTAATGCTGACTTAATTATTTTATTTATATATTTGTAATCCCCTTTCTACTATAATAAAATCTGTACTTGTATAATGTTCGTGGTATTTATTAATCATCATCTTTCTCCTTCTTAATTTCATCAAAACTACCTTTTTGTTTAGCTGTTCTCTTTTTTTCACACTCTTCAATTGATATAGAATCATCATATATAAAATTATAATTATTAGTTTCCAGTAAATCATATATTCTATCTATTGGAATGAAGTATCCCATGTGAGTTATTGCGTCTGCACTAAATCCCATTGGTTGAATAGATATTCTGGATGGTATTCCAATATACTCATATTGTTTTCGTGACTTTGACCACCTGTATATTGAACCTCCACTATTGCCAAAAATTGTTTGAGCTGTACTCATCCAATACTTGTAATGATCAATTTCATCATCCATATATGAAATGTGTCCTTCAGATGTAATGGGTGGGTGTCCGAGCGAAGCCCCGCACGCATATACCTTATCAAAAATATGAATAGTATTTAATTTGTCAATAGGAAATATCTTTACAACCCTATCATGTGTGTGCTCTTTATCTCTTACTCTCAATAATGCCCAATCTTCACCACCCTCATGGTCACTATATGCCACAATATCAGCTTCTACTGCAAAAGAACCAATACAATGTGAGTAGTTATTATATTTAAAATATTCTACTTGAACTGTATCTAACGTTTCTGTATCTACCTTGCGTTTAAGTACGGGATTCCATTTCTTCTTAACCGTAATACATTCACTAATCACATGATGATTAGTGATTACATATGTGTAAACTTCATCATTATACTCTTTTGAATATACTACTGTTCCTGAACCGCCTGCTCTATTAGTTCTAACTCGTACTGTCGGGTAAAACATTTCTTCGTGCTTTTGCTTAATGTCTGGTGATATTTTCATATTGAGTTCTCCGCTTTGGTTTGTGAAATGGATAAAAAAATCCCACTAAATATTATAATAACCATTAGTGGGATATATGTATTTACTTATATATAAATATAATATATATAAATTTTTATTAAACTATTACTTTAAATATTTTTATTCTAAATCACATATTCTTTATTTGCTATTTGTTCTTCTGTATAATGAAAGTATTTTGTCTTACCATTGACTTTTTTTGCTATAGAGCATTTGTGTCTGTTCTTACCTTCCACCTTGAAACTAACATGGATCCATCTGCCAAACTCCTGAATAACTTGATCAAAATCTAAATCTGATTCTATTATCCACTTCCAAACTTCAGTAACAGTTGGTTTCCCATTTACTACAAAATCTGCTGCTTCACCTTTTGTATGTTGGGACCTATTTGTACTACCTATTTTGCTGTTCAGTTCCTGGCATCTAAATCCACTTGTTACTGTAACTGGTTTCTTAAAATGTATTCTAACTGGTTCTAATATATTATCACACAATGCTATCAAATTATTAACTTGTTCACTGGAGGGTGTATTATCTATATTATTACGAGACGCCGTTTGACTTCTTGTCATTTCATCATATGAAAAATGTTTAGATAATTTATCACCTATTTTATATACTTTCATTTCTTTACTCTCCTCAATTATTACTGGAGATTTTACCTTCTCCACACTAATAAATAACCGTTTAATAAACTCTATTATTGCATTTAAATTCATTTATCTTACTATATTAAATATCAATATAAGAATTAATAAAATAAAACTAATAGAAGATACCCAAAATGAATATAAATATTGATCATCTCTTCTACCTTGATTTTTCATTTATTATTCCGTTTGTTTTTAGGTTTATAGTGTCGTTTCTTTCGTGGTTTTGGTTTAGCCTGGTTACTCAATCTAAAAATTTCTTCTTTAAGTAATTGTCTTTGAGTTCTCAAGTCTTGTATTTCAGAATATAAATCTGCTGTTTTACTTGTAGTTAAAAGTGCAGATATAAATAAACCAAATGTTGAACCTATAAATATACCTGCTATAAGCCATAAAACTGTTTCAATCATCTTTTTTCTCCTGTTGTTTTTTTAATTCTTTGGATAGTAATTCACTACTGCTCACCAAAGCAATATTGTCTAATGGTTCTTCTTCATTTTCTAATAATGAACTTGAGTGGTGTATGTGTATAACACTACCACTTTCTTGTGATGGATTAATTTCATAATCCAATTTTGTCTGTATAGCAAGAGACTCTATCTCTGCTAATATCTTTGATAGCTCCTGTAATTGTTCAGGAGTCAATTCTGTATCTTTCATAACTTTTACCTTATACTAAAACTTTAATTCGTCGTCTGTAATTTCTTTTTCTTCATGCCACCATTCTATTCCCCGGTGTGATGGATGTCTGGTTCCCATTTTAAATTGTCTGTTCCATTCCTGTTCCGTCATTATTTTCCACAATTTATCAAACTCTACCTCATCTATATTTTTCCTATTTAAAAAATAGGTTTTTGCAAAACTTTCATCTGCTACACTCGACAATTCTACTGTATCTACTATATTATCATATTTATCAACCAATTTATATTTCATTTTTTAATCCCTTCATTTTTAGCAACTCTGCGTTTCTTTTGCCATATTTTCTTTTCTTCTGCCCGTTTCCTTTCCTTCAATATTTCTTCCCAGGTTTTTTTCTTCTTTGTATGATTATGTTTCTCTTGTTCTATTTCATCCTGAAGCTCTTCTTCAAATAATTCCCAATCTCGTGTCCAATTATGCTTTGACATAATATTCTCCTTACTGACTTCTTATTTTTAACTTTGATATAATATCCAGAAATTCCGTAACTGTATAACTCTTACCCATGTCATCCAATATACGAACTTCTCCTATTTTCTCTGGATAGTTATTTACTATATTTGTTAAAATATTCAATGCTTGTCCTGTGTATAAAATTCCAAAACTCTCGTCGCCCAGCAAATTTGTCTCTAACATTGAATCCATTTCACTGTCGTTAGACATCAATAAATAGTATTGCACTAAATAATTCCTTTGATATAATCTTCTAAATTACGAGTTGGTTTATATCCCAATTTTAATTCTGCCTTAGAATAATCACATAATGTTTTATCATACTCCCCACTACGAGCTGGAATGTATTTCTTTTCTCCGCCAAACATTTCTGCTAATTCATTCATTGAATAATTTACTCCACTACCCAATTCAAATATATCTGCATTGAACTTATCATTCATACATAATACAAGACCATCTACAATATCATCAACATGAGTAAAATCTCGTCGTTGTTCTCCGTTTCCTGTGATTGTAAGTGGTTCTCCGTTTCTGTGTTGTCGTTCAAATATTCCGATTACAGTTGAATATGGACCATCTTCTACTTGATGATTCCCATATACATTGTAAAATCTACATATTGTAGTACTTGTTCCATATACTTCACTATATAATTTACACAATTCTTCACCACCATATTTTGACCAAGAGTAAGGGCTACTATATAATCCGTGATGAAATGAACTTGAACCGGCATATACTACTCGTATGTTATTTTTACGGGCATATTCTAATATATTCAATGATCCATTAAAGTTATTTTCTATTGTTTCTATTGGATTTTTGAGTGATGGTTGTATTCTTGCTCTTGCTGCCAAATGAAATATTACATCTGGGTTATCCATAAAAAATGAATAATCATTTGTTTCAGTAATATCCACATCATAATATACACAACCTTTATACCATTGATTTTTAACTTCGTTTTCCCGTTTACCTGTACTATAATTATCCAATGAAACTACTTTGTGTCCATCTTGTAATAGTCTAAATATCAGGTTTGTACCGATAAAACCGGCACCTCCTGTCACCAAACATTTCATAATTTATTCTCTACCAAATCTATTATATCATTTAATCTATTTATTGACCAAAATGTGTTATGCAATTCGGTGTTCCAATTTCTCTTAAAACAAATTGCATCACCACTGCTAACAGATTTTTTCTTAAACTGATTTAATTTAGCTGGACTGTCATCTATCAATACATCCCCTCCAACCTTCCACTTTTCTTTTGTATAATGTATTTCTTTAAAATCAAAACTATTATCAGCCAACCAAAATGTAGTTGGAATTACAGTTTGATCCCGTTGTGCTGAAACTAACACTAATTCATTATTATTCTTGCTTGCCCACTCTTTTAGTGTTGGCCAATCTTCTGTTGCTTCCGGAAAAGGTTCAGCGTGTGCAAATATATCATAATAATGTTTTCCAAATATAAAATCTTCCGACTCTTCTTCGGTCCAGAATGTCAGCCAACTTCTAAAATCCCAATTACCTGGTAATCTATGTAGTTCATCCTTGTATTCTGGAAGTTCTCTTATTATTACTCTTTTTACACTACCTACGAAGTTTCTTAAAACTCCATCACAATCTATTAAAATTCGCAAAGTATTTTCTCCTTAAATTCATGTATTCCATCTGAACAATTATCTTCCCAATTTTTTGATGAATTCTTATTTGCATTATCTGTTATGTATTTGAATGAAATGAATGGTATATGAAAATGATAACATACTTTAGCTAATGCATATGCCTCCATATCAAACACATCAATCATTTCTATTTCATTTTCTACATTATCCACAAAGTTATCACCACTTCCACAAACTAAATGTTTTTTAATTGTATTAATATGATGTTCTCTACTATAATCTGGATTAAGCGGTTTATTCCTAAAATCCAAAACAATTTCAGTATCATCAAATGGAGTTTGTCCTTTAGAAAATCCAAATTGAGTGGCATTCATATCTCGTTGTATAAATCTTGTACAATCCACCAACTCACCTATCGGTAACTCTCTACTACCAGCAGTTCCATAATTGATTACAAGTTCTGGCATTGGTGGCATATAATGTAAGTGTGCCTTTTGTAATACTTTCGTTAATTCAAAAGTGGCATTTACTTTACCAACTCCGGTGTATAATACATTCCAATCTACTAATTCACCTATGGTTTCTTTTTCAAGGGCACATACTATTAATATATTATCTTTATTTATCCCACTCAAAACCATTTCCGGATGCTCCCCATTGTGTTGTTTCATAATAAATTGGATTTTTCAAATGTAGATATTCTATCACATATTTTATCTGGGTGTTTATGTATTACAAACTCTACTGTTCTAATCATACTTCAACTCCGTATTATTAATTCTCGTTCATAAGTATTAAGTTTCTTTATGTGAAACTTAAAAATTTCTAATTCCATCTCTCCAACTTCACCACTCTCCTGTAAAATTTCCGATAAATTCACTAATATCTGAAAATTCTGTGGTGTTAGAAGACGTGCATCAAACCTAACAATTACATCATTTGTTATTGGTTGAGAATGATATAAGATTTTTTCTGTAAGATTAAACTGAGTATCTGGTTGTTCCTTATCTATATAATTTCTTATTTGTTCGGCATTTAATGTAACATGAATATTAGAACACCACGGCTCTAATTCTTTCAATATATTCTCATCACAATTTTCAACTATAAATCCTACATCATATTTAGGTGGAATGATAGGATACATCAGTTCATCGTGTTTAACCATATGTCCCCATTTGCGGATGAAATTACGGGTGCTACGGAGGTTTTGCTTTAACCACTCAGTACTTTCCCTACCTTCCATAAACACTTGACCGGCTGGATTTCTGAATGCTCCGTCCTTAAATCTTGAACCACGACAAGTCATATGATATATAAATCCCTTCCAAGTCTGAATCAAATCATATCCTGCTAATACAAACCGATTGAATATATCTGAATCTTCTTTTGATTGTGGAGCGTATAATGGGTCGTGTCCACCAATTGCCAAGAAGTCATCTTTGTATATAGCCCAAGGTGCGAATATTCCATTTGTCGTTCCCCCCTGTTGAAAATCTCTATCACTATTCAACCAATTCATCAACCCTTGTTCATCAAACTCTTCAGGTTCTATACCGAAATCCATTAATATCTTTTC